TTGATTTCGTCTCTCAGTATCTCAGATGATCTACCTAAATTAAATCCATCACCAGATCCAGCAATGCGAGATTCTGGAACTCCTAGTGAACGGTATAGTTTCTTTTGGAAGTACTCGATGTCGCTAAGTTCTCCAAGATTTTGTCCACCTGGCAACGTAGTGATCTCAGTACCTCTTCCACCTTCACGTCGGGGGAGCCAGAAATCTTCGAGCATGGACATGTGTTTTCTATCATCTCTAATTTCTCCTGTTGATGCGTCATAAACTAATTTGTTTCGATAACGGTTCATCACCTCTTTGAGGTATTGTTCCGCTTTGATTTTTGGTAGATTACCTACGTCAATGTAGAATATTCTACGTTCTGGCGCTCTTGATAATCTGTAGATAACGAGACTATCTTCAATCATTCTCAGTTGATTGAGTGCCTTGATTGACTTATGTAAGTATGAAAGTATAGTCTGTTTGTTTCTATCTACTAAACCTGAGTGGCAGAATGTGATGGCATCTGGTGCAATCTTTACTGGTCTTTGTTTAGTGGAAAAAGGTGTTTGTCCTATAGCACCCAAAGCATTTTTACCTTGAGTTTGGCTAGGATCATACTGATAAAACTCTTCTATATCTGGACTCTCTAAATCAGCAGGGTTCTTAGCGTTTACTTGATTTATTGCACCTCTTAGTGTAGGATCTGTCTTAAGTTTTCTTACTAATTTAATCTTAAGTGGATCAATATATCTAACTTCCTTAATGCCTTCTTCTGGTTTTTTGACATCAATTACTTTATGGTAATAAATTCTACCATCAATATACCAGTTTCTGAGAATTTCATGGCATTTCTTATCGAAGTCCATGATTTCTTTTATTGATTTAAACTCTTCTCTAACTAATTCTTTAAGTTTCTCAGATGCTGGAAGATTCTCCAAATCGATTTCGACAGGAGAATCATTCTGATCCGAAACTATTGCTTCGTTTATTATATCTTCAATAGCACTATCTACTTCTGGGTGAAGCGCCATCTCTCTATATCTTTTTATTAACTCAAACTCAGACTTAAATACACCATCAATATCAACATACTGGCCATAAAATCCACTCGAAACATAATAGTCCGATGAGTCCTCATTATTCTGAGGAACAGGAGAGACGACACTCTTTGATTGTTCGTCGTCTTTCTCTATTTTAAAACCAAATAATTTAGCCATTAACTCACTACTACTGGGCTGTCCCAGTTATTTATCTTATATTATAACACAAGTTTTAGATTATGTCTAGTTATTCTGGTTGTAACCAGTTAAGAAGGAAGCCTTTTCATCCTGTCTGTAAGCATCCCACCACTGGACTTGTAGATCCACTGTAAACTCTTCTACTGAATCCGATTGATCGTACGAAAGTTCGATTGCACTTACGTTTGTTGGGAATATTCCGTGGAACTTGTAAGTTTTTAGAACTTCAACTTTAGCATTAGTTGCCTTCTGTTTTCCAAGTTTACCAACACTATCTCCAATGTATTCAGAGACGCCTACAGATGATCCTGCCTTTGTAACATCTCTACCTAATTGATAGACATATGCGTTTGTTTGATAATCTATAGGAGTTACTTCTCCAGTAGCGTTATCTACACGGTTGATTCTATTCATCCAAGCTTCAAATGCGTTTCTGAGTCTGAATGAAGTATCATTGATAACTGTAATTGTCCAGATATCAAATGTTCTATCTCCAGCAATCTTGAGGTTTCTACCTCTGAATGGAATATCAATAACATTGATATTTGATGCTGGTAGATTTGCTGCCTTCACCATAAATCTAGTGTCTATGGGTAGTTCCTTATCAGCCACGGAGGTTGCAATCCCTTCTGGGTAAACTAATTTTACCTCAAATAAATTGGGACGAGCACCACCACCAACCAATCTCGACCTAAACGAGTCTATGGTTCTTTCGCCGACATCAGGTAAGTTTTGTGACATTTTTTTAAAATCCTCTTAGTAACTTATTTAGTAAAATTAAACAGATCCGATGACTTCATCAAAGCTGATGCCTGATCTAGTAGCAACAAAGGTTAGACCAATGTAGTTGATAGAACGTGCGGGCTTCACGAAGATGTCTGCCTTAAAGGTATTTGAATCAATAACATCAGGTGTGTTATTTGACTCATCACATATGACTACGAAGTCGGAAATACCTCTCTTTGCCTGTACATCACGAAGATATGGTTCGACGATGTTCACAAAAGCAGTTCTTGTAAGATCATCATTAAATTCAAATAACTGAGCTCTTGCAGCCTGTTCGATAGTTGCCTCTATTGTTAAGAATAAACGACGAACATTTATTCTATCAAAAGCAGACGCCTCTTTCTGTGCAGTCTTATCACCAAATAGTACAAGACCAGCGCCAGGTGAGAATATAACAGGGTTAATTCTCTTAGGATAAAGAATATCCCTTTGAGCCTGAGATGGATTGTAAGCAATCTTAACTGCATTGTTGATTGTTCCTCTGGTTGCACCAGCTGGTGAGAACCAAGGGAATGAGTTGATGGAAGTTCTTGCCATCAATCCAGCAACGTCACCATTTAGAGGAATGTATCTAAATGTATTGTTGAATCTATCAAAGGTATACTTATAACCAGAGTCAAACACTGCATATGAACTAGATGTTAAACTCTCATAAAATGCAATAATATTGTTAGTTTGTTGATCAGTATTGGTTATATTAACAACCCCTTCTCTGTAAGGTGAAATACATGCAATGCAATCCTTACGAGTAGTTGCAATCTGGATAAGTTTGTTTGCCTTAGCCTGTGCCTCGTAAATTGAATTTCCACCAGATGGCCCTTGAATTAGATAATTTACTGTATACTCAGCAGGGTTATCCAATACAGTGTATGAGGAAATAATATCTCCTAGATTACACTTATATGCACCAACAGAACCGTAGTCGTTACCATTCTGGAGTGTGAATGTTTTAGCACCAGAACCGTTGAATGTTTTTCCTTGTGCTTCAGTACCCCATGTACCAGATGAATCTAATGTGTATCCACTTAACATAGAATACTTAAGACCCATACCAGTTTGTGCAGCACCCACAAATGCATATTGTGAGAAGTTTGCAAGGTAGTTCTTGTAGAAAATATCTGTGCTTGGAGATATCTTAGCATCAGATGCCTTTGATAATCCAACCCATTTCTCTACGACTGCTCCTGCTTGACCAGTTACAGATCCATTGTCATCCACAACTAAAACGTGGAATTCATCATACTTAGAATTTCTTGCTTTAGCATACTCAGTTGTAGTTGGTGCCTCTGCAATCTGATTCCATTTGATATTGAGGTTTGTAAGACCTAAAGTTTGTTCGTTGTACCAATCCGTAACGGTGTTACCCTCTCTTAGGTATATTCCACTACCAATACCAGACATTACAATGAAGGCTGTATTTGCAAATGCAACGGTAGCTGCTGTATCCATCACGATTAGTGGATTACCACCTACCGCAGTTTGGACGGAAACAACATCACCACTATATGTTCCGTTAAGTGACTTGATTTGGTCGCCAGGTGCAACCTTCAATGCACTAAGATCCTCACCGAATGTAATTTCAGTAGAACCAACACCAACTACAGCTTGGAATCTTGTTCTTTCAATTCTTTGAGATGTTCCAGAGTTGTTAAAGATCTGATAACGGTTAGGTTGGTTATCACTTGCTGGTTTAGTAAAGTATTCGTTGTAGATACCTACGTCATATCCTTGGAAAGAATTAGTTGAAGAACCTTCTTCGTAGTCAGCAACAGTCCAAACATCAGTTGTTACGTTGTGTTTTGCAACAACTTTAACATCAATACTTCCAGAGTGAATATCAGTGATTATACCTTTGATATATCCTGTTTCGATACCTACAGTTCCATCAGTGTTTGCGATACTTGTTGAGAAACCAGCAGTAATAGCATATCCAACTACAAGACCATCAGTACCAATTGCGATTCTCTGATCAGCTTTAGCATCAATAGTACAAATCTTTAAACCATTTGCCCAAGAGCCAGGGTTTCTTGCAGCATAGTTCCATGTTGTATCTGTAGAACGATTATTGTAATAATCTTCTAGATTAGTAATGGATAAGTTTGTAATTGCGACACCAACAGGTGCGTTAGCGTTGGATAGAACTGCGTTGTTTGTTCTTAATACTCTTAGGACTCCTCCGTAAGATAAGAAAGCAGATGCAGTCATCCAGTACTCGTATTGAGCATCAGTAGATTTTGGTGAACCAAAAGTTGTAAGTAAGTCAGCTTCAGTTTCAATCAATACAGGTTCGTCTACAGGGCCTTTTTCAAAGGGGCCTGCAATCGCTCCAACTTGATCGTTGATGCCGTCTATTCTTCCTACTGTTAAGTCTACCTCTTTTACCTTAACGCCTGGAGATACTAGATTAAGCGCCATGTTAGTGTTCCTCGAAGATCTCAGTTGTTTTCTCTGTTATTATTTAGAAATTACCACTTTTTCACTGGGGAAACGGTGCATGAACTCCCTACCA